CAACCAAAGCCAGTAGGTGTATCAGCACCCATATCCCAGTTCCAAGCTACATTGGTTTCTCCGCTTTCGTTAGTTCCAGCATAACTCCCTAACGAAAAACCATCTGTATCAAATGAAGTAAGACCTGTGCTTGTACCTTCTGCTGAAGTGTTTTCACTTCTTAAATCTTTTGTTGCACCTCTAACTGAATCGTAAAGTTTATGTCCATAAGAGGCTGTACTTCTAGGCTTAATCCAAGTCAAGTCTGGCTGAAATCCAACACCACCTATATATTGATTAGCACCAGTACCCTTATAAGTAACCGTACTAAAACCTTCTACTGTATAGTCTTGTTTAAACGGTAGGTAGAATCCATTAGTACCATAAGTGCCTTCATACTCTATAGGCTTCCATTCTCCGTATGTACCTGTTTCTCCGAAGTCTGCTGGAGTTCCAACAACGCCATCAAGAAAGTTTACTTCTGCTAGGTAGCCATCTAAATAAAAATTAGCATTACTTGAATTAAGTTCTCTGCGCCCAATTGCGTGAGGCGTAGCAGTATTTATTAAACCCTCAAAATTTTGTGCTGGTTGCAATTCTGTAGTTGCAAAAGCAGTAAGTTGTTCATTATTTGCCCATATTTTTACTCTGTTAGAAGCAGTTGACTGAGTAGTGTCAAACGCTATAACAAAATTATACCAAGATGAATTATCTCTAAATTTTCTAGAGAAATTTAAATTGTAAGACAAGGCTTCATCTATTTGAAATCGTAGCTGCCCTGTAGCAAAATCAACTCTTATATCAATATTTTGACTAGAAGTGTTTTTAACTGAAAAAAATGAATGCGAACCTCCAGCCGAACTACCTAACTTTAGCCAACAACTATAAGTCCAAGTTCTACGATTACCAGCACTAGCTGGAGTCCAACTTAAATAAGCTGAGTCATCATCATTAAACCTAAGACTCTGCTCTAACTCGTAGTCAGTAGCACCACTAGGTATTGCAGTTGATTTTATTAATGCCATATATTAGGTGTAGATTGCCGAGTTAGTCATATAAACATTTGTACCATCTGAGAAATAAGACAGTAAGTAAGTACCTGCTGTTGATACTGTAGCTAGTAAGTTAGCATCTACTTTTGTGTTAGCGTGTGCTGCTACGGTATGTCCACCTGAGTTGACAAGAAGTATGTTTCCAGACTGAGCAACAATAGATGTAAAGGTTAATGTGAAGTTACCAGCAGGAGTACACTTAAAATTGTTAGTAGCAGACATAGCGAATGAACCATCGTTATCTGTAGTAACTGTTCCTACTGCGTTAGCTGATACTGTAACTGTTCCTGTTAATGTGCCACCTGCTTTAGGTAGAGCAGCGTTTGCTGTAGTAGTTGTAGTAGTTAGCACAGCATCTCTTGTGGCAATATCAACACCATCAAAGGTAGAGTTAGTTGTGATAGCACCAGTCATCGCACCACCAGCTTTAGGCAGAGCAGCATTAGCAGTTGTATTAGCTGTAACGCCTGTGGCTATATCTGTGTTAATTGAGTTGGCAAGTTTGTCTGCTGTGACATTATCATCCAATATCATAGCTGTAACAACTTTATCATTACCTATCGTAAGAGCAGTTGCACCTGTAACATCTCCTGTGTGAGTAGCGTTAGTTACTTTAGCTGTATTGGCTGCAATCTCAGTATTAATAGAGTTGGCTAACTTAGCTGCTGTAACCGCATCGTCAGCAATCATTCCTGTTTCTACTGCACCAGAGGCTATTGTAAGTTCTGTAGCACCAGTAACATCTCCAGTATGTGTAGCATTAGATGTCTTAGCGGTGTTAGCAGCAATAGCTGTATTGATAGCATTAGCTAGTTTAGCCTCTGTAACTGCATCATCTGCAATCTTAGCAGTTGAAATAGAGCCATCGGCAACTGATACACCTGCTAGTAAGTTAGTGGCTGTTACTTTCTTAGAAGTACCACCATCATTGATTAATAATTCCTCACTACCTGCTAATGAGGTTTTTGCTGATAAGGCTGATACTTTAGTTGTTGCCATATTTACTCCGTAATAATGTAGTTAGGTGATGCTGCTTGTGAGGATTCAATAACAAGATAACCACCTTGTTCTAATTCTATTTCTAAGGCAGAAGATTCATTAACATCAAACTCTCTTTCCCATTGCCTCCTATTAAGGTACATCCCAATAGTTTTTTTCTTTCTCCAATTTCTTTGTGTAGCCATTAGAGTCTAAACCTAAGTTTTCTTCTACCAATTTTTTGTCTTTCTGCTAAAGCTCTTAGCTCATCTTTAATTTCTTCAATAAGAGGTGAATACTTTGTAGAAACTGAGTCTTCTTTTTTCTTAGAAATCTTACTGCTAGGCGTACCCGCATAAGAACCACCTTTCCTTCCAGCACGAGAATCGCTTGGAGTTGTTGTAGTTTTGTGATTAACTTCATATACTGTTGCCTCTATATTTCCTTTTTCGTTATTTGATTTAAGACTACTACTACCATAAGTAGGTGCTTTACTTTCTGATTTAACACTTTCTAATTCTTCATCTTCTTCCATTATGCTATCTAGCATATCCATAAGGGAATCTAATTCTGTTTCAGGCTCTGGTTCATCTGCAAACTTTAAAGCATTCATAGCCATGTATTCTTCTCTTGAAGGACAGTCTTCATCATTTTCATCATGTACTTGGTCATAACTTTCATCTAACATCCTTGCCCAGATTTCTCTAATCTTAGCTTTAAATCTTTCGATTTCTAATGTGTTAGATGTGTTTTCAAATATGTCCATTAAAATCCTTTTGTCTAGTTCTTTTACGCTCTCTCATATTAAATTTAGTATCAGCATTACCAAAGTGAGGTTGTGTTCCTCTAACGCTTATTCTAAAGTTTCCTTTCTGTCCACACTTAGGACATTCTTTCTTTTCTAATCTATCTTTAATAGAACACATTTCATCAAAAACATGTTCGTTATTACATTCGTATTCATAAAATGGCATGTTCCCTCATCTCCTTATGCGCTAATCTGTGACAATTAGAACAAAGTAAAACACATATATCTAATTCTTTTTTAATGGTTTCCCACTTTCTTTTTTTTAATTTATCCCATTCATAAGTTTTAGTAGAAGGAACTATATGATGTATATCGTAAACATCTCTATGAAATACACCTTCACACTTCCAACAACAGCCACCTAAATACTCAATGGCTTTTTCTTTTTTAGCGTTTCTTAACTTAGTTGATGACATAATTAGTTTGTAATAACCCCCTCATAAGAAGGGGTTACGCCTAACTAACTACTAGGTTCCCGGTACAACAAACGCAACACCAGCATCGTTACGAAGTTCTGCAACTCCATAAATAGTATCAGAGGTGAACAAGTCGCCAAGGTACTCTTGTTTATATTGTGTTTGTGAACGAACTCCAACTTGCTCAGCAAGAACTAGAGCATCTTTGTGCATTAATACACCTACTCTATCAGCACCAGAGTTACCTGAAGCTGAAGGACAATTAGAAGAGATAAAGATATCTACTCCATAAATCTGTCCAATCTTACCAGTCTTGATAGCCTCACCAGAACCAATGAACTGCTGCTCTGTGAATCTATTGATTCCTAGCATGTCATTAGCACAGATTGGTGGGATTACCATTACACGATTATCCATCGGTACATCAGCATCATCAAGAGTTAGAAGCATTCTGCGAATACCTGCATCTGTAATATCTGCTGCGTTAGATGAATTACCTGTGTAATCAGTAGAGCCATTAGAACCAATTACTGCTTTCTCGTAAGAAGCTGCACCAGTTCCACCTACTGTTCCACCTTGTAAACCTTCAGATAAAGCAAAAAGGTCAGTGTCCACTTGCTTCGCGAGCGCATAGCCAGCGTCATCGGTGTAGAACTTTCTCATTGAAGCTAGTGCTTGAACTTCTGCAATATCTTCAATTAACTTTGAATATTCGTAATGTTTATCAATGCTTACTGTTACTTTCGTATTAGTAGCTGCTGATAATGTTACTTGAGTGTTTGCTGCTTTAGCACTTGCACTTCCTCTTGCCGGCACGGGAATATATATAGTGTCTCCCTTCTTGCCTTTATGAGAAAGTTTAGTGACTAGGTTAGCAACCACTAGATTTGACTTGTACGCACCTATAACTTCATCTGACCATAGTTCAGGAATGAAGTTATTGGCGACACTAGTCGTGACTTGGTTTGAACCTAACGCCATTTTCTTCTCCTATTATAAGTAAATTATTTAACCCTACCTTCCGCATACGCTAGTTGAATTTCATCAGCTAGTGCAGCATGTCTGTTAGGGTCCGTTACCTGTAGATTGATTAAATCAGCTCTACGGTAAATCTTTTTTCCACCGACAGCATCTCCTGAAGAGCGTGTTTCAGAACTAGTTTTTTGTAATGCTTGTTTTCTTTTATTCTCTTCTGCTTTTTTAACTTTAGCAGTTTTACCTGCCATGTTAATTTGTTTCCATGTTGTAAACAATTCATTAGCAGATTCAAAGTCATAAGAATCAGCAGTACGAAATAGCTCTTGTCGTATCTTGCTTGCTCCAATCCAGTTTTGAAAATCTAAATTCTCTACTATCTCTACAAAATCAGGATGAGCAGCTTCTAACTGTGCTTGACTTAACGCTTGATTTTGTTTAGCTCTAGTTTCTTTAGCTTTTATCACATCGGGATGGTTTTCTATAGCTGAGTTAACTGCATTTGCAGGGTCAGCATAGAACTGGTCCTCGAAGGGTACTGGTTCTTCTGTAGGTGTAGCAGTTTCTGTAACTTGTTGTTGATTTGCTATTAAACTTTGGATTAGTTTTCGTTGTTCACCAACTTCCATTCCTTGTTTACCTAATACTTTTTCAGCATTTTGGTGCATTTCAATAACTTCTTCAAGTGACTTATTAGCATACTTTTCAGGAATTGTAGATTCTAGTTGTTCTTCAAGCTGTATATCTTCTTGGATTAAATCCGCTTGTACTTCTTCTACTTCTTGATTTTCTGTTACCTGTATATCATTTAAAGGTGCTTCTTCTACTACTATACTCATTTTGGTCTCCGCCCATTTGGGTTATGAAGTTATATTAAGGTAGAGTCCCTATGAAGAGGATTGTTCTACCGCTAGTTGTGTTGCTTGTTCCAGACTTTGCAACTGTCTTAGAACTTGCAACTGACCCTTAGCATGCCAAAGGTCTTTTTCACTTTCAAGAGTGCGTATATCAACTACATTCTCTTCAGTAATTTTCATATCAGCTATTAAATCTTTCCACCCTTCGGTTTCAAACATAGCTAATCTATCATTTAAAAACTGTTTGTCAGTCTTCATTGTACTCTTGTATTAATTGATGCTTTAATTCCAGCTTCTCTAGCTTTAGCTAGATTTAATATTGTTTCTGATTTAAGATGGTCCATTTCAGGTTTGTTTCTTTCTGTTTCAGACTGTTGATTATTTATCTCAGCTCTTAATTTATCTAAAGTTAAAGCATCTTTTTGTAGTTTAATTATAGACTCTTCAACTTGTATCTCGTTAGGCATTGCCATAGCAGCTTGAGCTTGATGTAGCATAGCTCTACCTTTTTCTTCTTCAGCTTCTGCTAATGTTTTCTGTATTTCAGCCTGTGCTTGTTGTATTTGTAACTCAGTACCTATATTCTCCAACTCTTGTTGTTGTGAATCAGGCTGACTGCCTTGCTGTAGTGCTTGTACAATCTGGTCACGATTATGAATACTAGAGTTTTGCATCATAGCTAGTAAGATTACATCAAAAGCAGGAGAGTCTTTAGGTATAGACTGTAACATCTGTACCATTTGAGTCATCTCTATTTCTTTAGCCATTATACCCATAGTTGAATAAGGTATAAACTTGTAATCATTAACTGGATATCTATCTACATCAAACTGTATTTTTCTCCACATTGCTTTTTGTATTAAAGGAACAAGGAATGTGTTTTGAAAATTCATTAAAGTGCGCTTTTGTCTTTTAATAGCAGCACTTTGTTGCATAGACATACCACTAGCAGTAGCTCTATCGCCTCCTATACTATCAGATGTACCAGTACCCATCTGAATCATATTCTGTAAGCTTTGTACTTGATTAAATGTAGCTGGGTCTGTTGTTCCCATGTCTAATGGCATAATAGCATCTCTAGGATTACCATTAGTAAGTACTGTCTTGCCCGGTCTAACTTCAAACTTAACACCTCTAGGCAGTCTTGTAGCATCCGCAGCCATCATAGGTGTAGTTGTTAATGCTAGTGAATCAATCCTAGCTCTCATTTCAGCATCTAATGCTTTTTGTGCGTTGTATGCTTTTTCTGAAACTCCTCTACCCCAGAATTTATTAGGAACTACATCATGCTGGTAGGATATAAAAGGTCTATCCTCCATAATAAATAAGTTTTGTTCTACTCTAAGTATATGCTCATCATTACATATAGTAACAACTGCTTCTACTAGCTCATCTTTTTTAGTATACTCAAAGTCATCTTTATCTTTACTAGGCTTAAGAAACCTTTTAGGTACTTTGCCCCAGTATTCAGTAATTTTAACTGAATCAGACTCATCAGCTTGTTTGTTTTCAGGGTCATAGCCAAAAGACACAGTATCGTAACTGCCATCAAGAGGTACATCTCTATATATACCTGATAAAATACCTTCAACTACATGATAGCGAGGTTTGATTACTTCATGTGCTACACCTAAAGCTTCATTAATTGAATTAGCTGAAGGGTCCATAAGAAATTCTTTAGGGGATATAGGTTCTACTCTTACATCTATCGAAGGATATTCTATTAACTGACGAGTAGTAGTGGTTGTACCTTCTACAGGTACTTCAGCAGGTGTTCTTTCTACAGTTTGCTCTACAACTATCTTTCCAATACCAGTACCATATATAGCACTATTAAGGAATACCTCACAAATAGCATCTTTACAACCTGTTTTTTCTAAATCTTCTTGTAATAAATTTCTTACATACTCCGCATCGCTTGGGTCTTGGTCTAACATATCGTCTTGTATGTCGAACCATTTTCCCCTGCCAAAAGTTGCTTCCTCTAACTCTGCAACAGATGACTCAACTGCCTGTTGTAGCGCAGGAGCTATAATTCTAGACTTTTCAGAGGTGCGTGTTCTGTCTTCTTGTAGCCAGATACCACGCCATAGGCGGTAATACTCATCCCACTTCTGTACATAGTTAGTATCTCTATGGGTACGCCAGCTTTCTAGCCTAT